GACAGCAAACTGCGCGGATTGGTTGGCACTGCGCGTAAAGTGCCGTGGTGTGCAGGATTTGTGAATGCCTGCCTGGAACGTGCTGGTATTCGTTCGACCCGTTCTGATTCTTCCCGCTCATATTTGTCCTTCGGTGACGCACTGAAAGCGCCTGCATATGGTTGCATTGTCACATTCTCCCGTACCGGCGGCGGTCATGTTGGCTTCGTGGTCGGTAAGACAGAATCAGGTCAGCTGATGGTGCTGGGCGGCAATCAGTCAGATGCAGTAAATATCAAAGCATTCAGTACCGACCGTGTTACTGGATACCGCTGGCCGTCAGGTGTTCCGGTGGATAATCGCCCGCTGCCGGTTGGTAACGCTGCGCTATCAGTGAAAGAGTCATGATATGGACTGGCTGACAAAAGCACTGGCTGGTATCTGTGTGGTGCTGGTCATTGGCCTGCTGCTTATCCTGCATCTGTATGGTGGTCTGAAAGATAATCACCAGGCACTGAAAGATAAGCACTCTGCATTGACGGCAGTAAATAACATCACCCTATCTGCTGTCGCTATCAATCAGCGTGTGGCTCTCGACAACATCAAAGCCAAAGAAACAGAGGGAACGGAGAATGTCAAAGTTAAAACCGTTATCAGAACGGAGTTTAAAGACAGTGAGTGCGCTGTTACTCCTGTTTCCCCTGGCATTGTTGGGAAGTTGCAGCAATACGAAAGAGGCATTCGTTCCCGCGCCGGTGGTGCCGATCCCCCCACAACTGACCGCTGATTGTCCGCTGCCGGTTATTCCGGATGAACTGACCTACGGCGGCGCAATCCTGCTGCTGACCGATGCCATGAAGTCGATAGCGGACTGTAATCACGATAAGCGGGCAATACGGGAGATTGAGCAACAAAGGCAGGTGATGAAATGAATATTACCTGGAATGCGGATACCACTAAAAAAATCTATTTTCCAATGTTAATTGGTTCTGGTATTCAACACATATATCCAGATATTAGCTGGTTTGTAATTCCAATAGTGGCAATCCTATTCAGCATAAATATCGAAAAATAACACCCCTACAAGAAAACAACGCCTCGCTAAATAGCGGGGCTTTTTTATATCTGATTTCTCATGGCCTCATATAGTACGAACTATATCGGCAAGGAGGATGATCCACATCTTGACCACCGGGAACAGGCCGGCAGTGACCCAGCAACGTAGGTAACGTGGCGAAGGTTGCGCATCTCTCGCATTTCACCGGCGCATTCACAGCGCAATTCTTTAAACGTCGAATCCAATCACTTTGATATGAGCCTTCGAGAAAGTCAGTTATGGCTGGCGAGCTTCGACGGGCTGATTTTCTGTGTGAACGAGGGTTCATTTCAAATGTAGGTAATACGCATGAATAAATTAATCAAAAAATCACACGGCCAGCCGGTAGTAACAACTGACGTGATCGCCAATGAGTTTGGCCGGCAGCATAAAAACGTTCTTCAGGATGTCAGGAGCCTGGTCGAAAGCGGGCATTTAGGAGAGCTTGATTTCAAGCCCTCCTCATATATCTCAAAGCAGCGGAAAGAATTACCTTGTTATGAGCTGACTGAGCGCGGATTCCTTATCGTTATGCCGTTTATTGGCGGTGAGAAAGCAAAAGACGGGCAGGTTCGCCTGGTTGACAGTTTCATCCAGTTTCGTGAAAAGGCAGCGAAAGAAGCGCAGGTGCAGATTGAGCGTAATGTTGCCAGAGTGGAATACAAGCCTATGACTGATGCTGTTAAGCAAAGCAAGGTGGATGAAGGCAAAGATCCGGCGCCGTACCATTTCAGCAATGAGGCCGACCTGATTAACCGCATTGTTCTCGGTACGTCATCAGCAAAATTCCGTAAGGACAAAGACATCGGGAAAACAGAGCCGATACGTGATTACCTCTCTCATCAGCAAATCAGGGCGATTACGGAGCTTCAGCGAGCGAATACTGTGTTTATCACGATGGGATGGGGCTTCGATCAGCGCAAGGGCACGCTCACCGGACTGTTCGATAAAAACCACAAGAAAGCATTGCTGGAAGAAACGCATTTGCTGAATGCGTAAAAATGCGTTATCGGAAAAATCAACAGAATAGACCGCCCAGCGGTCTTTTTATGGGTGATATATGGATATTCCTAAATCATGGCGATGGGGTAATAGCCGGTATCGCCTTGTCGCTGAACATTATGACGGGGCTGTGCAACTGGTGACGTATAAGCATTGGCTCAAGTCCAAGCAGCGCTGGCAATACTTCACTGATGTACGGTCTTCCGTTGAATGGAAATTACAGCAATCTAATTTATAAAATTCTGCAAACGTCATTCATTGAGTGGCGTTGATAGAGATTTATATAAGTTTTCGGCTCCGGTGGTATTGGTGTACCACGGGCAAATACAAAACGAACCAGTTTATTGTTCTGATTAACAGGAAAAGATTCGAGTCGCCGATCTCCTCTGCCACATTAGCCACGACCTGTGCCACTCCTCACAGTGAGCGTGTGGACATCCAGAATAATCGGTAACACCGGGATAAAGACACCCTCATATGCGGCTACACCTGCCGTGGTGGAAGAAATGGTGAATATCAATCAACTGAGGTGGACATGACTGAAAAATACGAAGTCACAGCAACCAAAAAGGACGGCACGACATATCACGGATTGATGACAACGAAAGAGCCGCGCATTACTAACGGGCTGATTGGTATTTCCGGTCTGGACGGCTCATGGACATATATCGCACCGGATGAAATCAGCGACATCAGATACATTCCGGTGGCTGAGGAAAAGAGTAAGGAATAATTATGGCACTCACAGATAAACAGGAAATGTTTTGTCGTGAGTACCTCGTAGATTTGAACGCTACACAGGCGGCTATTCGTGCGGGGTACAGTGATAAAACCGCTAACAGAATAGCCGCTCAGTTATTGTCAAAACTTGACATTGGAAAGCGCATTCAGGAGCTGAAATCAGAGCGCGGTGAGCGCCTTGAGGTAGATGCAGATTACGTACTGAAACGCTTAGTTGAAATAGACCAGATGGACGTTGCGGACATTCTCCTTTCTAACGGCGAGATAAAGCCGATTAAGGACTGGCCCAAAGTGTGGCGCATAACACTGTCCGGTATCGACGTAACGGAAATCGCGGGTGATACTGCCGGGTTGCTGAAGAAAATAAAATGGCCCGACAAGGTGAAGAATCTTGAATTGCTCGGTAAGCACATATCTGTCCAGGCATTCCGTGAGCAGGTTAAAAACGAGCATGATGTTGTCGGCACTCTCTCTGACCTGATGGACGAACTATCGAGCAAATAACATGAAGCCAGAGCATTTAGCGTTACTGCGTAATAAGCAATGGCGTCTGAATAATCTGTACTGGATCACCGATAAAGAAGGTCGCCCAGTTCGCTTTAAAATGACGCCTGAGCAAAGTGAGTATTTCGAAGGCATCCACAACCGCAATATCATCCTGAAAGCCCGTCAGCTTGGATTCACGACTGAGGTCTGCATTATCCAGCTGGACGCGGCCATATTTGAATCCGCGAAGTGCGCACTGATTGCACACACCCTGCCGGACGCAAAGCGCTTGTTCCGAGAGAAAATCAAATATGCCTACGAGCGCCTGCCAGACGAAATCAAAGCAGCCAACCCCGCGAGTAATGACTCCGCCGGTGAACTGGTATTCAGCAAAGGCGGCTCAGTGACTGTGTCCGTGTCGTTTCGTGGCGGTACGCTGCGTTACCTGCACGTATCAGAGTTCGGGAAGATATGCGCCAAGCAGCCAGAGAAAGCCCGTGAGATTGTCACAGGGGCGTTTGAGGCGGTATCAACAGAATGCTTTACGACTATTGAGAGCACGGCAGAAGGGCGGGCCGGTTATTTCTTTGACTACTGCCAGTTGGCTGAAAAAGCACTGATGCAGGGCAAATCATTATCTCCGCTGGACTGGAAGTTTTTCTTCTTCTCCTGGTGGAAGAACCCGCAGTACGCAATCGACCCTGTTGAGCAACTTCCGCAACGCCTGTCTGATTATTTTGCTGAGCTATCCGGCAAGTACGGAATTACGCTCAACGACCGGCAGAAAGCCTGGTACTACGCCAAAGAAAAAACACTCGGCGACGATATGAAGAGGGAATACCCGTCGATACCGTCAGAGGCATTTCAGCAGTCTGTTGATGGTGCGTATTACGCGAAGCAATTCCGCTGGCTGTACGAAAATAAACGCATTGGTGAAGTCCCTGATAACTCACATCTGCCGGTGCATACGTACTGGGATATCGGCGTGGGTGACTCAACGTCAATCTGGTTTGTGCGTGAAGTCGGTGAAGAGTTCCACATTATTGATCACTACTCAAACAGCGGTGAAGGTCTGAGGCACTACATGAAGGTGCTGAAAGACAAAGGCTATGACTATGCCAGCCATAACGGGCCACATGATATCGATAACCGCGAGTTCGGCTCTGATGCGAAATCACGCCGGGAGCTGGCGCGGGAAGGGTACGAAATTGACGGGCAGATTTATTCAATACGTTTCGAAGTAGTGCCGAAGCTATCCGTTGATGAGGGTATTGAGGCAGTGCGCGAAATCCTGCCGCTCTGTGTATTCGATGAGAACAAGTGTGGCGAAGGCATTACCCACCTTGAGGCGTACCGGAAAGAATGGGATGGCAAACGCGGGTGCTGGAAAGATAAACCACTTCACGACTACACATCACACGACGCTGACGGATTCCGTTATTTCGCGGTCAGTCGCCGTAATAAGAAATCTCACTCAGGCATGCTGGTTCGTAAACGTTAATGAGGGCAACAATGGAAGTAAACAGAGACAGGCTGTCATTGGCGGTGAATAACGCTATCAGCGCGGTAGCAAGAGCCAGAATGACATATGCAACCGGCGGCACCGGAACCGGCAACACAAAGCGCCCGCGCATCTGGCGTGAGTTCGGTTATCCGGAAGTGCTGACGTTTAATGACTTTTACGCCGCCTATGACCGTAACGCTTTGGGCGGTGCAGCGGTGGACCGGTATATCTCCGGCTGCTGGATTGATGTTCCTGAAATATTCGAAGGTGACGAAGAAGCAGATCAGGACGGCTCTACTGACTGGGATAGCAAGCTGAACAAGCTGCTTAAATCACACTGGGAGCAAATCAAAGAGGCTGACAAGCGTAACCTTGTCGGCCGGTATTCCGGGCTGATCATTCAGTTGCGTGACGGTCGAAAATGGGATGAGCCGGTCGACAGAGCCGTGGTTTCCCGCCTGAAAGATAAGGCCATTGTCCGCATGATCCCCGCGTGGGAAGAGCAGCTTGATGTGAGGCGCTGGAACGAAGATCAAACCAGCGAGGACTACGGCTATCCGGCACTGTATTCATTCACAGAATTACATGTCGGTAAGGAATCGGATGGCTCCCCAGGGAGGGTTATTGATATCCACCCTGATCGCGTAATCATTCTTGCTGAAGGGGCGGCAGACGGAAAATTAACATCCGGCACCCCGTTACTGAGGAAAGGCTACAACAAACTCATTGATGCTGAAAAGGTATCGGGCGGCAGCGCTGAAGGATTCCTGAAAAACGCCAGTCGTCAGCTCAACTATGCGTTCAGCAAAGAAACCGACTTCCAGCGCCTGGCGGAGGCATTAGGCACCAATATGGATGGCCTGGCCGATGCACTTGATGATCAGGTTCGCAGGCTGAACGAGAGCATTGACGCATCAGTGATGATGCAGGAAGGAACGGCAAGTGTGCTTTCCGTTGCGCCGGCTGATCCTGAACCAACATGGCGTACCGCACTAGCTGAATTCGCTGCCTCAATCAATATGCCGGTTAAGGTGCTTATCGGTCAGATTACCGGTGAGCGGGCATCAACAGAGGACATGAAGGATTGGGCTAAAACGTGCATGTCACGGCGCACAGGATTCCTGAAATCAGTGATTGAGTCCGTGGTATCACGATTCTGGACTCTCGGCGTTATTGAGCCAAGAGAAGAGATTACCGTAAGTTGGTCTGACTTACTGGCACCGAGTAAGGCTGAGAAAATCGACTCGATGAACAAAGCCGCCGATATCGCCGTTAAAACGCAACAGGCATTCGGTCATTCGGTATTCCAGGAGAACGAAATCAGGGCGTTGGGTGAATATCCGACTCTTACCGAGTTTGAGAATACCGAACCACCGGAAACCGGTCCCAAAGGAGACCCGTTAACTGATGATAAAGAACCAGAGAACAGGGTCGCCGATAATACCGAGAAATAAGGCCGACCCGACACAGTCAGGAAAGCCTGTCAGAAAGATGTACCGCGATATTGAAAAGCGGTATCACGGACTGAAAAAAGCACTCCGCCAACTGTTCGATCTGTCATTCAGCGGCAGAGAACGAAATCAGAACTCACTCTACAGCTATATCCTCGCTAAAAACGCACAGAACGAACCTGACTCGCTTATCAGGGTGAATGCTGGTGTTTATTCGTATGACCTCGCTGAGCGGCCTGATGAGTACGCGCGTTTCCTTGAGCGACTGCAATCTATTCTGGATGAGTATCTGCTTGATGGCGGGAGTGAAAACCTGTGGGCGTTCAGCCATATCGCAGCGGAGTATGACCGCGGCACACTGAATGCGTATACCAACCTGTCGTTACAGTCAGAAGTGTATGCAACACAGACCACGCTCACTTACCTGATGTCGCAACCTGCATACCAGAACCAGATAGCCGCCACGTTTATCTCAACGTTCAGCGACTGGAAAGGTATTTCTGATGCCGCGCGCGCCGACCTGTCGAACATCATAGGCACATCGATAGCCAGGGGTGTCAATCCGAGAGAAACAGCGAGAATCGTGAGTCAGCGGCTGGATGTCTCAATGAGCAACGCAAAGCGCATAGCTCAGACGGAACAGGTAGGCGCGTTACGCCGTGCAAACTGGAACGAAACCACATGGGCGAGTGAGCGGCTCGGGCTGCGCACCGGTCTGCTGTGGTTATCTGCACTGAAACCGACGACACGCAGCTGGCATGCGGCACGACACGGCAAAGTGTTCACTGTCGAAGAGGTCGAAGCGTTCTATGCCGACGGCGGCAACCGGTTTAACTGCTACTGCGCGACACAGCCGGTATTACTGAATGATGACGGGACGATTTACAACAAAGGCATTATTGACCGGCTGACAGCAGAGCGGAAAGCCTGGTCAACAGACAAAGATTCATAACCAAAGAGGCCACCACATGAAGCTTTCGGGTATTCATGTTAAATCGCTGGCTATCAATTCCTCCAATATCTCAACTGAAACCATCGACGGTGACGAGCATATCGTCATTCGCGGCGTTGTGCCTGTCGTTGATGACGTTGTGATGAACGGGGGGCTATATCCGGCCAGCGAAATTAACAAAAGCTTTCAGTCGATGGAGGGGCGGCAATGCCCGTACGGGCATCCCAAGATCGGCACAGATTACGTATCGGCTGACACGCCGAGAGCAGTAAACCAGTTTCACATCGGCGCATGGGCTGAGAATGTCCGCAAAGATGGTGAAAGAGTCGTCATGGACGTGAAGGTCAACCGACGTTTCGCGGATGCCACAGAGAAAGGGAAAGAGTTCCTTGCCCGTGTGGATGACATCATTGCCGGTAACAGCACAGACCCGATCCACGTCTCCACCGGATTACTGCTGCAGCGCGAGCAGAAAAAAGGCAAGTCAAAGGGCAAGCCGTATACATGGGTAGCCCGAAACATGCACTTTGACCACATCGCCATTCTTCCGGCGAGTGAGCCCGGCGCGGCCACACCTGATGACGGTGTCGGGATGTTCGTTAATGCTGACGGGCAGAAATGCGATATCGAAAATGTCAGCCTGGTTGATGCGGCAAATTGTACGAAAGCGGACATTCTCAGCAAGGTGAAATTCTTCTTCACCAACGGGTCAAATCTCTCTTTCGATGATATCCACAGTGCATTACGTGCTGCATTAAGGTCGAAATTTCCTGATGACGACTGGCCTTATCCGGAAGCAGTCTGGCCTGACAAATTCATCTACTACACATCCGGTAAAACCTACCAGCAAAAGTATCTCATCGACGACAACGGCGAAGCTGATCTTGTCGGTGAGCCCATTGAAGTTGTGCGCAAGCCAACAGAGTACGAAGTAAAAACCAATAAGGAAAACGACCCGATGAAACAACTCATCACAAACGCGCTGAAGGCAAAAGGCATCGACACAGACGGAAAATCCGATGCTGAGCTGATGGATGCGTACAACCAGATGATCGCCAATGAATCCAACGGCGAAGAAACGCCGGAAGAGAAAGCGGCGCGTGAGAAAGTGGAGAAAGAGGCCAAAGACAAGGCCACTAACACAGATGACGTCACCGCAGCAGTGAATGCCGCACTCAAGCCGCTCACTGATGAAATCAGCGCACTTAAAAGCCAGTTAAACGCAAACGCTGACAAAGAAAAATCAGCCATGCGTGAAGCAGTTAAGGCCAAATTCGGCTTCACAGAAACAGCTGTGAATGCGCTGGACGGCGACCCGCTGAAAGAGCTGTATGCGCAGTGTACACCGGTTCAGGGGCTGAATGGCTCGTTCCATTCTCAGCATAACTCTTCCATCTCAGTATCAGAAATGCCGGAGTAAAACGAAATGGCGAACAAAACAAAACGTGTGATTCATGCGGGCGGTATTTTCCCTAACCCGCTGTTAAATCGTGAAGGCGAGGCGTTAGCAGACATTAAGCCCGGCACAGTAGGCTTTTTCGATGGTGGCAAGTTCAAAGCCTCAGTAGATGGTAAAGAGTCGGCGATCCTGTACGTGGCAAACATGGATTATCTGCGCTGCAAAGGTGTAGATGACGACCTGAAGGCCGGTGATTGGGTGGTGGCAATCCAGCCATTGCAGGGATTATTCCTGAACGTCCGCGCTGCTGCCGGCACGTACAAAAAAGGCCAGCCGGTGATTGTTGCCAACGGCCAGATCACAGCGGCCACCGCTGCGGAAGGTGAAGTTGTATTCGCCTATGTCGAAGAAGATTCAGCACTGACCGCTAAGGCGGGTGAGCTGGTTCGCGTTGTGTTCAAGTAAGGAGAATCGAATGTTTTATTTTTCAACCAAAAAAGCGACCGAAACCGGCAACCTTGAAGCAAATACGGCGCAGTTTGGCGAACTGCAGATTGCCCGTGACGCATCCTCGCAGGCTGTTGCTGAGTTCATTATCCGCGCCAATTCACGCGGTAACGGCGAAATCAGAGTTGATGCCGCTAACGCAGTTGATGACATCCGCCGCCTGTATAAAGCATATGACCAGACTGTTCTGTCCGAGTTTCAGCCGAATACCGAGTTTACCCTGCTGAATGACCTGATGGGGCTTTCCCGCTCCGTGCGTCTGGAAGAATCCGTGTATGAATATGCCCGTAAAGGCAGTGGTGGCGTGGCTCATACGTCAATGTCCGGCCAGATTGGTGCGTTACTGGATGCCGGTGCATTCACCTTTGACGGTACGATGGTGCCGATTCACGATACCGGCTTTAAGTTTGGCTTCCGTGACCCGATCTTCGCGAAAGGTTCCGCGCTGGCCTCTTTGTCCGATGCACAGTCTGATTCTGTTGATACTGTTCGCCGCAAATACGTTGACTTTATCTGGAACGGGTTCCGTGATTCCGAAGGTAATTTCATCAAGTTTGATGGCAAATCATGGAAGGGCTTCCGTGCTGATGAGCGCGTTGCGCAGGTGACACTGACGGTGAACTTTGCCACTGAGCAGGACGGCAAGAAAATCCGCACCGAAATCATTAAACTGCGTGATGTGCTGAAACTGCAAAACCTGCAATACGGTGAGCAGACCTGGTATGTGTCAGGTGAAATCCTGTCAAATTGGGAAAGCGTGTATTTCGATGTGAACCAGACCCGCACCATTCTGGAAGAGGTGAAGAAAATCACCGGCATCAAAGACATCAAAGAAGATTGCGAGCTGAAAGACAATGAAATGCTGATCGTGCCACTGGGTGCCGGTGTTATTGCTCCGATTGTCGGTCAGGCGTTCGGTACTGTCGCAGACCCGCGCCAGTTCTATAACTCTGATTACGTATGGCGCACATGGGGCGCTGCCGGTCTGATGGTTAAGCAGGACATCAGCGGCCACTTCTCGGTTGTTCACGCGAAAGGCGCATAAGGGGGATTTATGGCACTGGTAAAAGTCGTTTCAAATAACTTCTTCGCCGGTGCCGGTTTCCAGCATGTGGAGGCCGGTAGCCAACTGACAATGTCAGATGAAAGCGCGAAAGAATGGGAGAGGGCCGGTCTGGTTGAGATTATCGCATCGGGTGATCTTGAAGTAGCGTCACCTGGTAACGATGATTCTGAACAGCCTGAACAGCCTGAACAGCCTGAACAGCCTGAACAGCCAAAGGCCAAGCCGAACGGTAAAAAATAATGCAGATAACTCTTGATGACGTAAAGCCGATGATTGCGGAACTCGGGTTTACATTGCCTGATTCTGTGTTGTCGCTGTTACTGAGTCAGGTTAATGCAAAGTCCGGATGTCTCGAGGCCAACTACGACGAAACAACGCAGAAGCTACTGCTGATTTACACCGTTGTGCGGCTGGCCTCGCTGTCTGGCGCGCGAAAGATATCATCACAGAGCGCTCCTAACGGGGCGTCTCGTTCTTTCGCATATGATTCTGCCGGTACTGATTATCTGCTGAGCCAGATCCGCGCATGGGACAGTGCCGGATGTCTTTCTGATTTGCCGCTGTCGAGTAAAACGGTCGGTTTCTTTGGTGTGGTCGGGGGGTATCGATGAGTTCAGTTGCTAATTGGGCGTATACCTCATGGGCTACGCTGTGGAAAGCCAAGAGAGACCAATACGGCAGGCCGGAGTTCTCTGATCCGGTTCATTTCCTGTGTGGTTACGGTAGTGAACTGAAAGCCGGAAAGATTGATATCGGCTCAGAAATCACGATCAAACTGGTGTTCTGGACTGAGTATGCTGATGCGAAGAAAGGTGACTTTATCGCTATCGGCAAGCACTCGGGCGATCCTGTTTCTGCCGGTGCTGACGAAATAAAATTCATCAAACGTGATGAGGATGTATTCGAGCACGTAGCGGACGACTACACCCTGATAACGGCGGTGTGATATGGCGGCAAAAATCAGAGGTATCGCAGAGGTCAGCGCCAATATCAATGCACTGGTCGGCAATATCACCGGTCGCAAAGTCACCCGCGCAATACAGGCGGCGATGCTGATTGGTGGTGCTCAGGCCACGCTGTTCACGCCTATTGGTGACACATCAACTCTCATTAACTCGCAGTTCCGTGAAATAACAGTGAACGGCACCCGCGTTACCGGCCGCGTCGGGTATTCTGCGAACTATGCGGTATTTGTACATGACCCGAAAGTTAAGCAGACATTCCGGCGTGCCACTGCGCGAAAAGAGTTCCTTACGCTGGGATTTGAAGAGAGTCGAGATGAGATTGAAGCAGCCATGCATCAGGAGATGCGCATATGATACACGAGGCATTTGAGCGTTATCTGAACCGTGCTGGTCTGCTGGATAATTTCACTGTTCAGAAGCATATATGGATAGAAAACCCTGATACCAGAATGCAGCAATACGCCGTTATTCAGACTGACGGCGGTAGTGGCAGATTTGCTGACCTTGGCGCTGATGACAATGTAATGCTGATTCTTGTGTCCGCGCAGTACGATCCGGAGCCGGTGCTAATCAGGGCGAAAGATATCCTTGATTATGTAGCGTCTCACCCACTGGACTGCGAACTTAACTCAATCTACAACCTCGGCGGATTACCGAAGCCGATACCGACAGAAGAAGGCCGGTTCATCATGCAATTGGCTTTCCGCTGCACATCCTAAACAAACACACTTCAAACAGGTCGCTTATGCGGCCTTTTTTATTTGCAAATAAAGAGGTTAAAACATGGCACAATGCCCTGATGATAAAGGCCTGGTGATGGGTAATGCGGGCATTCTCCGCATCGCGCCCGGTTGCCCGGGTACGGTTCCTGAACAGTCCGCGTTTCTGCGTCTCGGCGCGCTGACCAGTAAAGGACTGGATTACGGCACTGAAACAGTTACTTCCAAAGCAGACGACACAAAAGGGCTGACCGAGGCTATCGTGACCGGTCTGGATTTAACCATTAAGTTTGATGGTGAGCTGAAGCGCAAAGGTGCTGATGGCTCCACGTCTGCTTTTGATATCGCCAAAGATATCCTTGCTGAAGTCAAGGCCAGCCGTCAGCCGTCATATTGGGTACAGCTAGATATGAAAGGCGACGGCAGTGATGTGATTCAGGGTTACATGAACTTCACATCATGGTCTATGGAGTTCCCGACCAAAGAGATCGCCACGTATTCCGGTGAGTTGAAAGTCGCAGACGCTGACAGCTTTGAGTGGTTGCAGGAAGAAATCGTGGTGCAGAGCATCACCGCCAACCCTGCGACACTGACTGTGAAAGCCGGTGAAACTGCGACATTCACGGTCGGATTTAATCCGGTTGACGCGACAAACAAAAATTACGAAGTGGCCAGCGATAAGCCTAATTTCGCTACCGTCAGTAAGTTATTGAATGTTATCACTGTTACCGGTGTTGCTGCCGGCACCGCGAATATTACTGTCACATCGGAAGATGGCAGTAAGACGGCGAAGTGTGTCGTTACAGTCACTGCGGCCTAAATATTACAAAGGGTATCTCCGGGTGCCCTTGATAATGTTCAGGAGGATATATGACACCGCGTTTAGAATACGGCGAGATGGTGATATCCACTGCCGAAAATGATTACCTGTTCCGCCCGTCGCTGGATGCCATGACGCGAATCGGTGAGCCTAAAGAGATTGTGAGTGCGTTTACGCGATTAAATGGCTCAGAGGTACAACAAATTATAGAGTCTGCCGTAGACGCTTACGGAGTGGTTCCTGAATGGCTGATTGCACTGTTAAATAAACCGGTTTATGGGCGCAGCATTTTATCGACAGCAATGGACGTGATGCAGGCATGTTGTGACGATGACTGTTCTGAGGTTATCGGTGAATGGCGACCAGGTAAATCCTGCATGGTGTACAGGCAGGGCGCTATGCATTATCGCGATATCATCCTGCTGGCACGCGAGCTGATGACCCACGGCATTATCGGTAAGGCCAAGGTGCGCAAACTTCAGCGCAACGAAGGTAAAGACGAATACTCCGACGAGTTCCGCGCCGTCGATTACATCAGTGCGGCCCGCGTACATTTCAACATCACCCGCAGCGAAGCGGAACAACTCACAATGACCGAGTTCGTGATGATGCTGAAAGCGAAATATCCGGATGAGAAAGGCTTCACGAAAGATGAGTACGAAGCCATCACCAAAGCCGACGATGCCCGTAACGATGATCTGATTAATGGCAAGCGCCGGTTGGTGAGCAGGAAGAAGGCGTGACTAAGCCCCGGAAGGGGCTTATTTTTTGTCTGTGTGGCCTTGGTCTATTGAGCGTCACTATCCATGGAGTCGGCAGGCGCGTTAAAGGCATGTATGGCGAATGCCGCCACCCACTTATCTTGTAGTTTATTGATATCTGCCTGTATTTTTTTTAAAAGTGATGCAATTTCCGATGGGGATAGTTTATGAATATTGGCAATGTCAACATCAGTAGATGAGCCATCCAGTGCGTCCTGAAGAATTTGCACTATCTCGGAATTCATCGACCTGCCATTTTTTTCAGCTCTTGCAGCAATAGCATCCTTCATTCCGTCCGGAAGCCTTAAGTTAAATTTATCCTGTAGTTGACTTGGATATTTTGCCATCACCATCACCTGAGTGTGTATATAAAAAAACATTGTAGGATTAACTTGACACTACATGCAATGGTGTTAAATTAATCCCATGGTATTAATTTAATCCCAAGCATGACAAAGGAGATATATAAATGGATACACTTTATACCCAACGAGCAACAGAAAAATATAACTTAAGACTTCCAAAGCGCGTAAAAGAGCGCCTTGAGCAACAGGCAAAGGAAGAAGGGCTATCGCTTAATTCAGCGATTATTCAACGTCTGGTGTGGAGCTTGAATGATGAAAATCGGATGCGTGGTTAAAAAGAAAGCCCCAGTTGCACGAACAACTGAGGCCAGTTGCCAAATACACCCATAGAAAGGAATAAATGACATGAACAGTGTAGCGAAAACAGACTTAACTTTCCAGGACATTACATTTGAGCCGGTTTATCAGGACGGTCAAATGTGGCTCACATCAACGGAGTTAGCAAAAGCGTTGGGTTATAGCCGGACTGATAACGTCAGCCGTGTATATTCCCGTAATTCTGATGAATTTACGGAGTCGATGACAACCACCGTCAAAATGACGTTGGTTAGAAAAACGGGTGAAGTTGAGGTTGTTGTCCGTCTTTTCTCACTGCGCGGCGCACACCTGATAGCAATGTTCGCATCAACGCCGGTCGCCAAACAATTCCGTAAATGGGTGCTGGATATTCTGGATCGTGAAGTGGCAGTTAACGGGCTGGATGAGCACCTTCTGTTACGGAACCTCACCACAGCCTATAAGCACATCAAACGCATCAACGAAATATGGGGCGGCATGTTATCGCCATCGTTGCGCAGACTGAATATGGAGGTTGATTCTGAAATGACAGGGCGCTTAAAGGACGTGCAAGGCCCGTTGTTTAGTTCTTTGAAACACATGGAGTGGCATTCAAAAGCGAGGTTAACACATTGACAGGCACTAAAAACAGAAAAGCCAACAGGTGCGAACTGTTGGCAATTCCCAAACTTAACCATGATGGAGAAGTTTCATGAGTCAAATTACATTAGCAAACAATAATGCAGTTGTCACGCAAAGTCGCTTTACGGTTCCTGAAGTCTACTACCGTGATCAGAAGGTAATCACTACTGAATCACTGGCGGTGGGGTACGGAGCTGACGCGAGAAATATCCAGGATAATTTCTCAAATAACAAAGACCGGTTTGTTGAAGGAAAGCATTACTTCAAGTTAGAAGGCGTGGAATTACATGCGTTTAAGAACTGCCCCGATAACTTCGGGTCAGTTAACAAGCACGCAAGAAACCTTATCCTCTGGACTGAGAGAGGTGCATCACGCCACGCCAAAATGCTGGAAACAGATCAGGCATGGGACTACTTCGAGTTGCTGGAAGATACATATTTTAATTCCCGCAAGAATGCAGTGGTACCCGGTAACTATATCGAAGCGCTGGAAAACCTGCTGAAGTCTGAGAAAGAAAAGGCAATGATTGCCGCTGAGCGTGATTATGCGGTGGAAACTAAGGCGTGGATTGGTCGCAAGCGTGAAGCCACAGCAATGGCTACTGCATCCGTAGCTGTCCGTGAAAAGAATGCTCTCGCTGCGAAACTTGGCGCCTGTAAAAAACATGCGACGGTTCTGGCGGTTGAGAATATGACCGAAACAAAATTCAAATGGCATCCGCTCAAGAAATGGTGTGCCGACAATGGAGCAGAGGTTCTATCTGTTCCTGATGAACGCTACGGAAAAGCGAACTCCTATCCGGCTGCGGCATGGAAAGCGGTTCACAATGTGAATATTGCAAAATTGTTCTGACACCCACAGGCCACGGACGGCCTTGTAATTTAGATCACACGCCGCCTCTTAACTGAGGCTTTTTGCTTTCCTTTGCACCACCAGATGATTAACATGAGGGAAACTAATTATTGAGGGTGGGGATGTGAAGAAGGTATTGATTGCGCTAATTATTTCATTAGTGTCATTTGGTTCTCTTGCGAGAGATCTGACACCGGCTGAAGTTATAGCTGTAGAAAGAGCAGTAAGAGAAGAAATGAAGGACCCAGATGCGGCGAAATTTTATCATGGGGATTTTCCTAAAACAGAAACTAACAGCCTTTATTGTGGGATGGTGAATGGCAAAAACTCCTATGGAGCATACACTGGGAAAAAGTTATTTTCTGCTTTCATTATTGAGAAAGATGATGGCGGAGTTGGAGCGTTATCGATGGATAGAAATATGGCGAGTGATGAGCCGTTATCCCAAGATGTGATCGCCGCTTCATGTGCAGGTGCTGGATATCCAACTAAAGTAAACAAAATTTTTGTCGGGAAAGTTAACGAGGCAAGAAGTACAAATGGGCTTCCGGCGCTAACGAAAGCACAAATAGAGTAGTTTTTACATTGTTATTAATATAACCCTGCCAACCGGCGGGGTTTTTCATTTTAAGGAGCCGGGAAATGGCAAACGTCGGTGAAATCGTATATCAGGTGCAGATGGATGTTGCTCAGTTGCTGACATCACAACGTCAACTGGATCAGCGGCTGCGGAATATGGAGGGCGGATTTAACCGCACAACGACCGCCGTCAATGGAACTGAGCGCTCAATGGCCTCGCTGTCGCGGGTTGCTGCGTCACTGACTGCGTATTTATCTGCTTCTGCTGTTGCCAGCTACGCCGAAGCCTGGACGGTTCTCAACAACAAGCTATCGAACTCTGTCCGTGCCAGCGAATCGTTAGTTGAAGTGACTGAACGTGTATTCAATATCTCTCAGGACACCCGGTCAAGTCTTGACGCCACAGCGACATTGTACGCCCGACTTGAGCGCGGAACACGACAGTACAACACATCAGCGGAAGATCTGGCGAAACTGACAACCATTATTAACCAGGGCTTCATTGTTTCCGGCGCCACCGCTCAGGAAGCTGAAAATGCCATCATTCAGTTATCGCAGGGTATTGCGTCCGGCGTTCTGCGCGGTGAGGAATTTAACTCAGTTTCTGAACAGGGAAGTCGGTTGATGGTCGCTCTAGCTGATTCAATGGGGGTCAGCATCGGTCAGTTACGCGCAATGGCCGCAGAAGGAAAGCTGACCACTGACGTGGTAGTTAACGGACTTTTGTCGCAGGGCGCAGCCATTGGCGAGGAATTTTCGAAAACTACTCAGACCATGTCTCAGGCATTACAGGAGGCTGGTAATAACATCACTAAGTTTTTCGGTAACTCATCGACTGTTCAGTCGTTCATCGGCGGGTTTAATGACTCAGTGGTGATGGTAAGTGAAAACCTTGATTACCTGACAAATATTCTGGTTATTGCCGCCGGGGTTATTGGCTCAAGGTACGCCGGTGCGCTGGCTCTGGCTGGTGCTGCGCAAGTTAAAAAAGCTCGCGACACAATGGCTAGTGCGTCCGCATCAAGACAGGCGGCAGTAGCTGAACGTGACGCGGCAGCTGTGCTTGTTAGAAAAACAGTGGCAGACAGAGACGCGGCAATGTCAGCGCTAAATCTTGCCAGGGCAGAATATCAGGTCGCCAGAGGGTCGGCGGCAGAGGCCACAGCGCTGGCTAACGTTACAAGGTTGAAAACGGCGTACAGCAATGCAGCCATCATTGCAGCGCAGGCTAACAATACACTGAGCGCATCTCAGGCTAGGGTGGCCGCTACTGGTTTGACGATGGCTAATGCACTGAAAGCCATGAACTGGTTGCTTGCACCGATAGGTGGACCGGCAGGTGCCGCCATGTTGGCAGGTGCTGCGGTTTATTACTTTTTCCAGAAAACGGAAGAGGCCAGACAGGAGGCATCAAAGTTTGCTGATGAGCTTGAGGGACTGACGGAAAAAATGCAGAGCATGAACCGCGTCCAGCTTGAGGGAATGATAGCGAAAGCCACCCAGCATATGTCTACTCAAAAAGATGAAATTAAAGAGCTTGGCAGCGAAATAGACAGCCTGAATGAGAGGTACAAAAAAGCAGGTGAAAGGAACTACAGCCTTGCCGGGGCGGAAAGTGACAGAGCCAAAATACTCAATGAAATAAAGATAAAGCAGGCTGAATTAGATACAAAAACAACTGAGTATTCGCGTACATTAAACTCAACAGGGCTGATGCAGGCGAAGCTCAACGGTGAATTACTGCAAGGCGCTGATCTCCTCAAGGCTCAATCCGGCTCTGTGTTGCCGAATGCCAGCGCGGCCCTTAAAGCGTACGGGTTAAACCTTGAAGACGCCACAAGGGCAAAGCAGAGATTTAACGCAACATCATTGACTGTTGAGCGCAGTCAGGATGGCGATAAGTTACTGGAAAATCTTCGCAAGCAAAATGAGCTCCTGGCAATAACAGATGATCGTCAGAGGGCTATCGCCACCGCAAAGCAGAAAGCTGAAGAAGCAGGAGTTAAGGCTGACTCGACTCAAATGCAGCAAATAGAGAATGAAGCAGCCAGAAGTTATGATCTTGCTGATGCCAAAAAGGAAACAGTTAGTACATCGAAAGCAGCAGCCAGCGCAGCAGCAAAAGAAGCCACAGAAGCCGAAAAGCTCAAACAGAAGATAACTGACCTGGCTAATGCGACGAAGGTTGCAGAGTTGGAAACTAAAGGGCTTTCCCGTGAGGCAGCAATCCTTGAAGCAGTGCAGAAGCTTGGGTCAAAGGCTAATGCAGCACAGATAGCAGAAATAACTGAGCTTGCCGGTAAAGAATACGATCTCACACAGAAGATAAAAGACCGCAAAGAAGCCTTTGAGCAGAATCCGCAGGCAAAAGCTGATCAGGATATGAAGCTGGCCAGTGAGCAGCTTGAGCGGCAACTGAAAGGTGACCTCATCACTGAGGAGCAGTATCAGAAACGCAGCATTGAGTTAAAAGCGGAACACGCCAGAAAAACGGCGGAGATAAACGCGAAATCTTCCGTCACTCCTGTTCAGGAAATGGCGGCTCAGGTTGATCCGGTTCAGGCGCTGGCAAATGAGCATGCTCAGAAACTGGCGCTGATTAAGGATTTTGAGAATCAGAAAGTTATTACAGCGCAACAAAGCCTTGCACTGATGAATGCTGCAAATACTGAGTATGAGGAAGCAAGACTGAATGCTCAGTGGGAAATCTGGCGTAATCAGAGTCAGGCCAATCAGTTTCTCGCAGATGGTCTTGATGCTCTCGGTCAGCGCTCATCCAACGTACTGACAGGGCTTATTACCGGCGCACAGAGTCTTAATGATGCATTCCGTAATGTAGCGTCAACCATTGTTGATGAGGCTGTAGGGGCGTTAGTTCAGATGGGGATGCAGCAGATTAAAAATATGGTTACTGAGAACGCCATGCGTAAGGCATCAAGTGCTCAGGCTATAGCTGACGCCACGGTAACAGGCTCTGCAATAAATTCCGCAATGGCACCCGCTGCCGCAACAACCAGCATTGCAACAATGGGGTCAGCAGCTACATGGGGGATGATGGCCATGTCATCCGCCATTCCGGCAATGATAGCTATCGCCGGTGCCCGTTACAACGGCGGCCCCGTTGACGCCAACAAAATGTACCGCGTTGGTGAGAATGGCCAGCCTGAAATATTCAAGGCATCGAACGGTCATCAGTACATGATCCCCGGTGACAGCGGAAAAGTAATCAGTAACCGGCAGATGGGTGGCGATGGTGGTGTCAGTATGGGGGATATGCATTTCAATTTTCAGGTTCAGGCTCCCAATGGCATAACACAGAAGGAAGTAACAATGATAACCGGGATGGTTAAAGGTACTGTTTATGACATCCTGATGACAGAGATCAGGAGCGGTGCAATACAAGGTAATCAGCGCTATTAACAGCCACCAGTATGGTGGTTTTTTTAATGGAACAGATAAATGGAAGAGTTTAAATGGCGTCCTGAAGATGCCTACCAAATTAATAATGAACCGAAGGTCAGGGTCGCGAAATTCGGCAATGGCTACGAGCAGAGAGCCAAAGACGGAATCAATAATCACCTTAAAACATATAACCTGGCATTCATAAAACCGGTTTCAGCCGGGCGTGAAATAGATAACTTTCTCAGTAAGCACGGTGCCGTCGAATCATTCCTGTGGCTGACAGGGGATGACAGAACCCTGCGGACATTTGTGTGCCGTAACTGGCAGGTAACCAGAAAGCAGGCTGTCTGGCAGATTGATTGTGTGTTTGAGGAGGTGGTTGCGTGAGAGATATCCCATCAGATATGCGGATTGCGGTTACTCAGATTGAACAATCAGCAATGCTTAATTTGTATGAAGTGGATTTAAGTCGCTTCGGCGGGAATATATACCGTTTCCATGACGGAATGAACGGCTTGTTGAAACCGGTTATTTGGCAGGGTAATCGATATGACCCGTATCCGGTTCAGGTAACTGGTTTCAGCGTGACAGCGCAGGGGGCATCAGCAAGGCCGAAAATGACATTCGCCAATATTGACGGGTTGCTGACTGCAATCAATAACGATTATGACGATGCGCTGGGGGCAATCGTTATCAGACGGCAGGTTATGGAGCAATATCTTGATGCAGTAAATTTTCCGGATGGAAACAATCAGGCAGATCCGTCCCGGGAGGCTGTACAGAAATTTGTCATTGAGCAACGTGAAAATTCTGACTCAGATTTCGTTACATATGTACTTGCGCTGCCGACAGAAACCGATAACGCGCAGATACCCGCCAGGGTTATTCAGGCTGATATCTGCCCGTGGCGGTATCGTGGACAGGATTGCGGGTATGACGGCCCTCCGGTTGCAGATGAAAAAGATCAGCCAACCAATGACCCGACAAAAGATCAATGCTCTCATAAGTACCGTGGCTGCAAACTTCGCCACTCATCAGTATTGCCGTTTGGCGGGTTTCTCGGTTCCAACAAACTAGGTTAATCCATGATTGAAGGTGACATTATCGCACACGCAAAAGCGGAAGGCGTGAAGGAGTCGTGCGGATTGGTTTCAGGAGGGATTTATTTCCCGTGTACCAATATTCACCCTGACCCGGAAAATTATTTTGAAATCAGCACGGAGGAATGGCTGAGGGCGGAGAGTCATGCAGAAGTGCAAGTTGTCGTGCACAGCCACCCTGGCGGACTGCCATTCTTAAGTGCCGGCGACAGAGGCATGCAGGTTAAAACCGGACTGCCGTGGTGGCTGGTTTGTGATGACCGGTTGCTTAAATTTAATCCGGTTCCGCGCCTGCTGGGGCGCGAGTTTAATCACGGCGTTCAGGATTGCTACAGCATTATCCGGGATGCTTACCATTTGTGCGGTATCGGTCTTGATGACTTTGATCGGCGAGATAACTGGTGGTACACCGGTGACAATTTGTATCTGGATAACATCAGCAGGCAAGGTTTTCACCAGGTTGATGAGATACAGGAGGGGGACGTTATTCTTATCTGCCTGGGTACATCAAAACCTTGTCATGCAGCGCTATATATCGGTAATCAGGAGATTCTTCACCACCGCCCTGACCGTTTGAGCAAGCGAGATATTTACGGTGGTTACTGGTTTAAATTCACACACAGCATATGGAGACACAAACAGTGGTCAGACTACAGTTTGCAGGCTATTTACGCCGATATGGACGTCGGTTTGAATTAGAGGTCAGCAGTGCAGGTGAGGCATTAAGATGCCTGTGTTATCAGATTGACGGATTAAAACGGGAAATAAACAGTGGTCAGTTCAGGGTGCGCGTTGCCGGTCGTGATATGACAGAGAGCAGCATCGCGACCGGATTAAATACACCGCTCAATGAAGGTGATGTTGTCACGATAGTACCGGTTATCGGTGGTGCAAAATCAGGCGGCTTCCTCGGAATTATCGGCGGAGCGGCGCTTATTGCCGGGTCATTCTTTATTCCCGGTGGTTTTCTGGCGACGATGACATCGACAGCTATGTTTGCTGCCGGTGTCGGGATAGCGGCAGCAGGGGTGGCGACCATGCTTACCAGAACACCGGGGGCACCTAACTTCAGCGAAAGTAATTCTGAAAGTAACCAGTATTTCAGTTCTCTCTCTAACAGAATAGGTCAGGGATACCCTGTCCCGCTTTGCTATGGAGAAATGGTTGTTGGTTCAAATGTTATTTCACAGGGGTTGGAGACAGAATAAATGGGCAAAGGCGGCGGCGGTGGAAGCACACCAAGACTGGTTGATGACAATCTGAAAAATAAGCAATTCCTGAATGTTATTGATTTGGTGTCAGAGGGTCCTGTTGAAGGGCCGGTTGGCGGAATGCAGGGATTCATGTTGAACGGAACGCCGGTAGTCGATAAACAGGGTAATCCGAATATTCGCGGGGTTGAGGTTCAGTGGAAATCTGGCACGCAGTCTCAGTCCCCGCTTGATGGCTTCCCGTTTGTAGAAAAAGAAATACCTGTGAACGTGGAAGTGAAAAAAGAAACACCGATACTGCGTGCGGTATCTGATCAGGAGGTTGACCGCATCCGCTTTACGTTGGGTGTTTCTGCGCTGGTGAAACAGGATGATAAAGGTAATCAGGAAAATACTTCTGTTCAGATGCTCGTCGAAATTAATGCAGGCAGCGGATGGATGACAGAAAAAACAATCACAATAGGTCCCGGGAAGATAAGCGGGCAGTACCTTGAATCGCATATTATTAATGCGCCAAAACAAAAGCCGTTTCAGATAAGAGTATCCCGCCTCACTGATGACAGTAAAAGTGACCTTCTTAAAAACGGGACGGTGTGGGCCAGCTATACAGAAATCACAGATGCTAAATTCTCATACCCAAACTCCGCTGTGGTTGGTATGCGCATTGATAAATCTCAGTACGGCGATACTCCTAACCGTACATATCATATCAAAGGACTGATTGTTCAGGTTCCGGATAATTATGACCCGGAAACACGCAGCTATAACGGTATATGGACGGGAAGGTTTAAGCCTGCATGGACGGACAATCCCGCATGGATTTTTTACGATCTGGTGACCAATGAGCGCTACGGGATTGGCTCCATGATGGGGAGCTTTGGTTGTGACCGGTTTGCTTTATATGCGATAGCCAGGTATTGCGATGAAATGGTTTCAGATGGATTCGGTGGCAAAGAGCCGCGATTCACTTTCAATGCCTATATTACCTCACAGCGAAAAGCGAAAGATGTTATTGATGATTTAGCATCTGTATTTCGCGGTATGCCTTTATGGGACGGGTTGCAGTTAACCTGTTTTCAGGACAGAGCAGCAGATCCTGAATGGACATACACAAATTCAAATGTTATCGACGGAAAATTCAGCTATACATCAACAGCTAAAAGTGCAAGACACAACGCAATAGAGGTTTCATGGATTAATCCGGATAACGGCTGGCAGGAAGAGAGAGAATTCATACAGGATGACGGGCTTATCATCAGACTTGGCGGGCTTAATGTTAAGAAAGTAACAGCTTTCGGTTGTACCAGCCGGGGGCAGGCCCATCGTGTCGGTAAATGGATTCTGGAAACAGAAAAGCTTGAGACTGAAAGTGTAACATTCTCAACTTTCAGGGAGGGTATTAACTGTCTTCCGGGTGACATCATTGAAGTGGCTGATGATTCATTTGCGGGTTCAAAAGTCGGTGGCCGGGTTTTAGATGTTGTTGGCAGCAGAGTAAAAACAGATGCACCTATAAAATGGTCTTCTGGTGATAAGGGATATTTTGCCTACCTTGGCGGCAGCGGGAAGTTCATCAGAACAGAAATATCATCAGTAGATGGCGACATTGTTATCCTGAAGAGCGAACCAGCCGGACTGCAAAAATTCGGTGTGTTTTCTGTATCGAAAAACACGCTGATTACACGAATGTTCCGGGTTCTGACTATTACTGAAGATAAAGACGGTAACTATCAGTTTAACTGCATTCTTCACGAACCACAAAAAGAGCGCATTGTTGACGATGGCGTCGATTTCACCGGCAATCCATCGACACAAAATACGGTCAGGATTCCTGACATTGAGCGACTTTCAGTAGCCTATATTAATGACAGCTCTCAGGTGCAGGCGAGAGCTATGTGGGCCACAACAACAGTTAACCGAAATATTACTTACGTTGTCTCTGTTTATAAAAATGACAAGGTTGTCCTTACCGGCGAAACGTCTGATCTTGAATATTATTTCAACGGATTGGCCGCTGGGGAATATCTGGTTGGTGTACGCGGCAAAGATAAAAATGGAATGCTGGGAAGCGAGTCGAAAGTGCTGATGGTTATTGGTGCGCCAGCGGCCCCTTCGTTTATCAGGGTTGAATCAGGCTTCTTTGAAGTGAAATTGATACCACATATCAGTGCCCCGCACACACTGAATACCGAGTTTGAATTTTGGTTTTCCGGTGAGCAGAGAATCACCAACATTAACAACATTGAACAGGAGGCTGAATTCCTTGGCAGAGCAAAAGTATGGTCAAAGGGGCAGTTAAAACCGGGGCATGATTACTGGTTTTATGTTCGCAGTATTAATGAATACGGGAAATCGTATTTTGTGGAGGAAAAAGGACAGGCCAATAATAACACGCAGGAAATTCTGGATGTTGTACAAAAAGAGCTCGAAGACTCAGCTATCATCGAAGACCTGCAGTCTCAGGCGGATGATAACTTCGAGGCCATCATCAATAACGCCAATAACGCTTACGGGCAGTGGAATTACTGGCAGCGTGAAAACGGTTCGATGAAAGCCGAAATTATCGAAGTCCGCAACTACACGGTCACGGAAACAACGGCACTTGCAGAGAAACTGGATGCGGTACAGGTTAAAGCTGAAGACGGTCTGGCGCTGGCGCAGAACTCCATCCGTGCGCAGTGGGACATGGCTGCCGGTGAAGCATCGGTGGTTCACGATATGAAAGTCCGCATTCATTACAACGGTGAGGACTATTCCGCCGGCATGGTAATCGGGGCCGAACTGAAAGGCGGGGAGGTGAACACGCTGATCGGGTTTAATGCGCAGCAGTTTGCATTTTATAACCCGGTGAATAAATCGATGGATTTGTTCATGTACATGAAGGGCGGACAGGTGTTTATCCGGGAGGCTTTTCTGGATGAGGCGTGGATAAAGAGCCTGCTGGTGATAGATAAGCTTCAGTCTGAAAACTATGACGCCGGTAAAAAGGGATTCCTGATTGATGCCAAAACTGGGAAAGCGGAACTTAACGATACCATTATTCGCGGAACGCTGTATGCCACAGATGGTGAATTCGCCGGGACCGTCTACGCACAACGGATAATCGGTGACGTTGTTACGGCCGGTATTTATCCTGCCGCGAGCGCAGGGAGTATATACGGTGACGGCGGAGACTGGACGACAGTTAAATCGACATTGACGTATGTCGGCGGTATGCCTTACGCCATAGCACTGGTTTTACCAACTATTATTGTTGGCGTAGAGCAGTATCAGGGATACCCCCTGGGAAGATTGCAGGGGACCGAGGTAAACATACGTATTGACGGCGTTGCGCAGTCAGTCGCCGGGTTTGGTGATGTCCGCTCAGCGGTTATTTTCATTTCTGCGGGAAGGCGTGATGTGAAAATAGAGGTTGAGTACCGTGTCAGACATACCGGTTCTGTCGGCGTTCGCCTGGCTTATGGCGTTGTTCTTGCCTGTAAGTACAATTCAGCATCATTCAAATGATAACCGCTACGGCGGTTTTTTTATGTCCGAAATTCGAGGAAAACCCATGATTTACACCGACGGCACCATAGCCATTAATGCCGGCTCACCGATTGTGACCGGCACCGGTACGCAGTGGAAAAAGAACATTCACGGTGTGGCTCCTGGCCAGCTTATCAGCATCGAGAACGGTACTGCACCTGTCAGCATGATGATCCGCGCGGTAAACAGTGATACCGAACTGGTATTGTCATTCAATGCTCCGGTAACGCTCAGCGGCGCAAAATACTCTATCGCCACCACGGTACCGGATACCATTTCAGATGCGGCCCGAACCATGTCAGCGAATCAGGGCTATATCGTTTACTTTCTCCAGGCAATGCAGCAGTGGATGACAGACACCGGACAGGTGGAGATTGAGCTGCCGAACGGCCAGAAGGTGACGCTGGATAGCATCAAGGCACTGAATGATGCTTTAAGCAATCTGTCTCAAAGAGTTGATGATATAAAGATACCCGAAGTGAAAGACGCATCGATAAATCAGAAAGGGGTTGTGCAACTGACTGATAAAATTGGTGACTCTGAGACCTTGGTACCACATCAGAAGGCTGTGAGAGATGGTATCAATGCATTAAATTCAAGTATCGGTAAGGGATTATCCATCAATGATAATGGATATACAGAGATCTATCCATCAGACAAAAATAAAGCAGGGCTTTGGCAGAGGGTAAGTGCATTAGTATTTGATGTCCTCAATGGCGGTGTAAGTAAACTTTCAGTTACCAGTGAAGCGGTAAAAATCGGTGGAACAATTGATGTTAAGACCAATACTCCCGGTAACAATCAATCCAGGATTGAAATAACATCACCAGATGGCAGATTTAGCATCGGTATGTGGGTGTATAATGATGGACGTACATTAGTTTCGTGCCGAAATACATCAGGGTGGTCTAACGTCAGTTTTGCAAATGTCGGAAGTGGCAGCGCCGCAGTAATCGGCGGGAATATTTATGTTGATGGCAGTGGTTACCTGAAAAAATCCTCCCCGATAATTCTTGTGTATCCTGGCGGCACGTTTGATACCAACGACGAATCCGAAGGTGCAGAAGTCAGCCGCACAGCTACCGGCCAGTATCACATTACCGGCATTCTTGGTTATAACTCAGATGGTGCATGGGGTGTAAACGGTGGTATCTCAGTACCGAAAGATAATAACGGCCTTGAGTTGGTTTATATAGATGACAGGGTGCAGAGTGACGGCAGCCTGATTATTGAAACCTGTCACCGTCAGCATGCGCATTTGCCGGAACGTTTCCAGAACTGGCGGCTGAAAGAAATCACCCCGGAAGGTGAGCGCATCTTTTATCAGGACGGTGAACCGTGTGACCTGCCGGAATCAACCCGTCTCGATGTTCGTGTGGAAATGCCGCAGGGCTCTGTGTGGAATGTGAAGCAGCGTGAACTGGCTGAACAGATGGAGCGTGAGCAGGCAGAACGTGAAGCGCAGGAAAATAATTAGTTCTTCTCATACTCGAACCCGCGCGGAAACCTTTTCCCGATCTCCCTGTAGTGCTCCAGCCTCTCTCTGAAGTACGGGCGTAAATGCTCGGGCTGCTGGTTTTCTGTTTCGTACAGATCATACGGCAGTCCGAGTCTTTCTTTGTACGCGATACCGGCTGCGGCTAAATCGGCATTAATTTTGTCTTTTTCGTCTTGTGGCAGATTGGCGATATTGTGCAT